ACGGCGAACAAGCGTTACCTCGGCGTGAAGGTGAGCACGGCGGCTACGTCCTGCCGGGCCGCAATCACGGTGATCCGCACGGGCGGGCGCTATATGCCGCCTGCGTTCAAGGGCAAACTGTCTAGCTAGTAACACGGGGGCAGGTTCCTCACGGGGCCTGCCCCTTTAACCTTTATGCTGGAGGGCATACATGAGCGAGATTCAGGAGGCGAAGAAAAAGGAAAAACTCTGTATCGTCGGCTGTTCGGACTCCAAGTCCGAAACCCCCTTTCACCTCAAGGACGAATTTGAATTTTGGGGTGTCAACAATCTTTTCCTGACCATGCCGGGGCCGTGGTCGAGATGGTTCGAGATCCATCAGATCACATGCGAGGGCGGCAAATGGCTCCGCAGGGGGAAAGATGAATTCCGGGGGCAACCCGTAGCCGATTACCTGCAACAGCTCGGCAAACTCCCGTTCCCCGTCTACTGCCAGCAACCCAATCCCTTCATGCCGAATGCCGTTGCCTTCCCGTTCCAGGCTCTCATCGAACGGTTTGGGACGTACTTCACGAACACCATCTCGTGGGAGATCGCCCTTGCGCTCATGGAGGGCTTCAAGGAAATCCGCATTTACGGCGTGGATATGGCTGTAGACTGTCTCGCCCCTGATGCGAAGGTGCTTACGGCTGATCTGAGATGGGTTCCCTGCGGCGATGTCAAGGTTGGCGACGAACTAATGGGATTCGATGAGTTCCCGTATTTAGGAGACGGCAAGACGCGGCGATGGCGCAAGGCAACGGTTCATAGGGCCGAGGAAGTGGAGAGGGAATGTTATGAGATCGGGCTGGAGGACGGCACCTCATTTATTGCGTCGGAACGTCATGGTTGGCTTACGCACGGGGAAAACGTGAACAGGTGGAAGCTGACGAATCAGCTGTTGACGAAGAAACATCGGGAAGGCAGGCCGACCCGCATCCTGAAAATGGTTGATCCATGGAAGGAGGACCGATCCTGGGAGGCGGGATACCTCGCCGGGGCATTTGACGGGGAAGGCTGCCTGACTCAGGTCCCGCGCAGGAAAATGAAAGGAATTTATACCAATCAGCTCTCCTTCGCGCAACGCCAGAACCAGATGATGGAGACGGTGAGGAAGATACTGGACGCTTACGGGTTCAAGCATACCGTTACCAGCGTAAACAGGAGCGATACGCATCAAATCAACCTTCAGGGTGGCAAGCCTGAGATCATGAGATTCCTCGGCCAGATTCGTCCCCATCGCCTGCTGCCCAAATTCAAGCCGGAAGCAATGGGCGAATTTCAGAGCAGGGAGAATGTGGCCGTCGTCGAAGTCAGGCCCGTAGGAAAGAGAAAAGTTATCGGACTCGGCATTGATACGAAGACATTTATTGCCGACGGTTTTGCAACACACAATACGGAATACTTCTGGCAACGCCCGAGTTGCGAGTATTTCCTCGGTCTGGCCACCGGGATGGGGGTGAAGATCTGGCTGCCGGATTCGTGCGACCTGCTCAAGACCCGGTTCATGTACGGTTATGAGGAGGCCAAGGAACTCCCGTTCCGCGCCAAGATTGAGTCCATGAAGAAGTCGATGACCAAGCGGATGAACCAGGCGCAGGCGCAGAGGGATCACGCGGAAAAGCAGGTGCAGCAATATATCGGGGCGATGAGCGCAATCAATGAGGTCGATAAAATTTGGAAGAACGTCTCGGGAGGATGAGATGAAGCTGCTATGTGTCACCCCCTGCGTGAACCAGGAGACAGGGACGAGGCATCAGCCGGGGGACGTGATCGAGGTAGGCCCCGCCGAAGGGGGGCGACTACTGGCGTTCAAGCACGCCGTCCCATACGTCGAGGCGCGAGTGGAGACGCAGGCGATGGTGGCCCCGGAGGTCCGCAGGGAGAAGGGAAAGCCGGGACGGAAGCCGAAAGAAGACAGGTTTAGGTATTCGGGGTTGTCCGAATTCAGACATTAGCACCGGGGGGCAAATACACCGGAGGTAATTGAAATGGCGAAATTTTGCAGCACGATCATTCTGAATCAGGCTTGTTCGTACATTGGATCGAACAGCAAAAAGATGGGGGTATTCACCGCAAACCCCGCAAACCTCGCCGCTTGTACCGTTACCACGTACTTGGCTCTTGTCGCCATGACGACGGCAGATTTCATAATTGCCGATGGAGACGTGTCAGGCAAAAAGGTGACGGTTGCACAAAAGGCGACGATTGCTGTTACGACTACTGGCGTTCCCAATAGCATCGTGCTGTTTTCTACGCAGGCCGGTACTACGGGGATTCACTACATCACGACCTGCTCGACGGCGCAGGCACTTACCTCGACGGCGAACACGGTCACGATTCCCGCGTGGGACATTGAGTTCAGGGACGCGACCTAGATAACGGGTGACGGATGGCAGACCATCTCATTGCATTGGTAGCCGACGGAATTCAGTATAGCAATTCCGGCGAGAAATACTACCTACTAGATGAGGCTGGCAACTATTTAACCGACGAGTCGGGGAATCAGTTGACGACCAGGGGTGCACCCATTCTCCTGTCGTCAACTCCCCTTGTCGTTTCCGACGGCGTCCAGGCCAATGCAGGCGACGAGCCTGCACCGTCTTTCGTTCAGCCGATCCCGACCATTTCCGATGGGGCGCAGTCCAATGCGAGTGATGCTGTATCATTAACACAGCACCATCTCATTGCAATCACGGACGGCGCGCAACTCAACACGTCCGATTCTCCATCGTTGGCACTACATCAAGCCCTGAGCATTACCGACGGCGTTCAATCCGTTGTTACGGATGCCGTTGACGTGAGCGCGACACTTTCCCCCGTTGACGGCACGCAGGAGAACTACTCGGGGGCCTCTGACGTTTCGGCACACATCACGACGGAGGCGGGAGATTGGCTTGTCACTGAGGGCGGCGACAGCCTCCTCACGGAGGGGTCGCTACTTGGAACAATCGTCCTGATTGAAAACTTTTATCCCGTGCTAGGCGACGGAGCACAAATAAACGTCTCGGACGACGTTGTGCTGGTCGTCGGCGCTGGCGGGATGATCGTTGCAGGCGGTACGCAGCACAACACTGCGGACGGCGTAACGCTAATACAGGATTATGTGTTGAGCCCGCAAGACGGCGCACAGGTCAACGCAGCCGACGCGCTCGCATTGTCTCAACTACACTTGCTCTCCATCGCGGATGGCGCACAAATAAGCGCGGGCGACGCCGTGGCGATCACGCAGGCCCATGTGCTTTCGCTTGACGACGGCACGCAGGTCAACGAGGGCGAGAACATCACGATCCTAATGGATGGCGATATTGTTATCGCTTCCGCTACGCAGGTCAACACCGGCGACGCCCCTGTTCTTTTGCAGCAGTACGTGATCGCATCCGTCGCGGATGGAGCGCAGGTCAACACCGGCGATTCGGCTGATGTCTCGCAGGATCACAATCTCGCCAGCGCAGACGACGGCGCACAGGTCAGTGTTTCGGATTCGATTACGATTCACCTTGACGTTGCCGGTGATTTCAATGTTGTCGCGGCAGACGGGGCGCAACTGCTAGCGTCCGACGATTTCTCGGTCGTTCAGCATCACAACATCACCGTCGATGATTCTGCCGATCTGTCCGTCGCGGATGCAATCATTGTTATAGCCGGGCATCTACTGTCCCCGCAGGATTCCGGGCATATCCAAACGGCCGGCGCACTGTCTCTCATTCAACAGCACCACATTGCGATCTCGGACGGAACGCAGCCGAACGTCGGGGATGATATTTCGTTCAGCACGGGAACGACGACACGCGGGAAAATAACGAAAACGGTCCATCCCGTGCGCGACAAGTACCGGCAATCGAAAATATACGTCAACACCTATCGCCGCGCTGGCGACGTGTGGAGGTCGAGATAATGGCGCTTGTGCTGATAACGGAAGCAACCGGCCCGTGCGTGACGATTGACGAAATCAAGACGCACCTGCGGCTCTCCACGTCTGACACGTCGGAAGATTTGCTGCTCAACTCAATGCTGATGGCCGCGCAGAACGAGGCCGAAAACAAGACAAAGCGTGCGCTCATGCCGCAGACGTGGGAGCTGGTGCTCGACGCATTTCCCGAGGGCGGGATTGAGATCCCCCGCCCGCCGCTGTCGTCCAACTCTACTGACCTGACTATCACCTACATCGACTCAAGCGGGGCCACGGCAACCCTGTCATCCACGGGATACTCCATTGACGGCGATTCGGAGCCCGCGTGGGTAGTGCCGTCATACGGCAACGATTGGCCGGATACCTACGACGTGATGAACGCCGTCCGGGTCCGCTACAAGTGCGGATATGCGTTGAGCGGGGCTTCTACAGCCACGACTCCATATGCGATCAAGGCGTGGGTCAAGCTCCGCGTGGGGGCGCTTTATAACAACCGGGAAAGCCTGTCCGTCGAACCGGGAATGCAGACGATGATTGAGCTTCCACGTCCCTTTGTGGACGGGCTTCTGGATGGGTACACGGTGATTAAGATATGAGGGCGGGTCAACTCAACAGGAAAATAAGCATCCGCAAGAGCACGTCAACATCAGACGCATACGGCGGACAGATACCGACGTGGAGCACGTTTTTGAATGACGCATGGGCGCGGGTGCGTCCCCTGTCCATGCGCGAGATGTGGCAAGCCGATCAAGTGTCATCCCCGATTGATACGGAATTCCTGATTCGCTACGCGACGGGGATAACCCCGAGCATGTTGGTTTATTACGACGGCAAGGAATACAACATCCATTCCGTGATTGACGTAGGGGACAGGCGTACAGACCTGCGGATACTGGCATCGAGGCGGTCTACATGATCGACATGACGATTGAGCAAAAGGGGCTCCGCGAGCTTGACGAGAAGTTGAAACTTCTACCCCTTGAGATTCAGCGCACTATCGGACAGCGGGCGCTCAACAAAGGGGCGAGGCTTGTCAGGGACGAGGCCCGCAAGAGGGCACCTATTGGCAAGGCATTTTATCGCTACCCATACGGGACGACGGCACGCAATAAGCGGCGAATCGGCCAGTTGCGCGATAGCATCGTCATTGCCAAGGGAAAGCCGTCCAAGGGCGCAGAGATCGTCACGAACGTCAAGCCGAGGCTCAAGACGGGCTTCTACGGGCTTTTTATCGAGAAGGGGTGGGTTCCTACGGGAAGGACGAAGAATATCAGGCGGGCCTACGGGCTGACCGTGCGGGAAGCCAGGGCTAGGGCAGCGAGGGGAAGGGCGAAGGTTCCGGGCCGCCCCTTTATTGAGCCCGCCCTTGTGATGAACGCAGGCCGCGTGCTCGACGCCATACAGAAGGAACTTGGCAGGCTCATCGAATGGAGGATGAGGAAGAACAATGCCGGTTGAGTCAAAAATATATTCTCTGCTTTCGGGGTCAACGGTAGTCACGTCCGTTACCTCAACGCGCATATACCCGATGGCCGTCCCTCAAGGCTCGGAAGCCCTCCCCGCGCTTGTCTATTCGAGGATCAGCGGTCATCGGGTCAATGCCTTAGATGGGTACTCGAATCTTGAGAACCCTACGATACAGTTTGATTGTTGGGCGACAAGCTATGCGGGTGCGAAAGACCTAAGTACCCGCGTCGCAAGCGTTATGGGTTCCGCAACGTCGTTTAAGGCGCTCATGGTCAACGACCTTGACGCGCTGGAATGGGAACTCGGCTATTTCCGGTTAACGCAAGAGTGGAGTGTCTGGAACAAGGACACATAGGAGGTAACTAACTAATGGCGATTGAAACCCAAGGCTGTGTGCTCTATTGGAGCACGACGACCTCCTTATCGACGGTTATCTCCATCGGTGAGGTTGTCGGGTTCAATGGCCCCACTGGCAGCGCGAACGTCATTGACGCTTCGCACTTGGGCTCGACGGCCAAGGAAAAGATGATCGGCCTCAGAGACGAAGGGCAGATCACTCTTGACTGCAACCTCGCGCCAGCGGACTCGGGGCAGGTAAAGCTCCGCGAGTGTCGCGCCGCCAGGACGCAGGGGAATTGGGCTATCAAGATGACGGACACGGCCATCACAATGCTGAACGGGCACGGGTACGTTTCAGGCTTCTCGGTCACGGGGGCGGTGGATCAGGTTGTCAAGGCATCCATCACCATCGAGATCAGCGGGGCCGTCACTTACTCGACTGTCGCGTAAGGGGGTGATGGGAACATGGCGATTGAATCTCAGGGCGCAATTTTCTTTTGGTCTACTTCAACGGCGGCTTCTACGTCTACGTCTCATGCCGTCGCGGAAGTGGTCGGCTTCAACGGGCCTACGGGGTCGGCCAATGTGATCGACGTTAGCCACTTGGGGTCCACTGCAAAGGAAAAGCTCATCGGCCTTCGGGACGAGGGACAGGTGAGCTTCGATGTCAACTTCAGGCCGGGCACCACGGGCCAGGACTACCTTCGGACCTGCCGTGCCAACCGGAGCATGAAAAAGGCTGTCATTCAGCTCAACGACAACACGACGGAAGTGGCGAAGACGAAGATCATTTTCGACGCCTACGTCAGCGGGTTCTCGATTACGGGTGCCGTCGATCAGGTTGTGAAGGGTTCTATCACGCTTGAGATCACCGGGGCCTGTACCTACGCAACGGCTCTTTAATGGGTAAAGCGGAGGGCTTAACCATGTATCTCACAAAAGACGAAATCCTTGCGGCCAAGGACACGAAGTATGAGGACATCGACGTTCCCGAGTGGGGCGGCAAGGTGCGGATCAAGTGCATGACGGGAAGTGAACGGGACGCCTACGAGGCATCCCTTTACGAACTCAAGGGCACGGAAGTGAAACTTAACAGAGAGGACATGCGGGCAAAGCTTCTCGCCAGGGTGCTAGTGAATGAGCACGGCAAGCGGCTCTTTGCCGACGGTGAAATAAAGGCCCTTGGCGAGAAGTCAGCCCATGCCCTCGAAAGAATTTACGTTGCAGCGCAAAGGCTCAACGCCATTGCCAACGACTCCGTAGACCTGCTGGCAAAAAACTGAGGCAGCGGGGGTCGAGGTTCTTTTACTTTGCCCTCGCTAGAGAACTCAAAATGACGGTTGCGGAGCTTTTGGAACGAACGGACTCCGTAGAGTTAAGCGAATGGCGGGCCTACTTTGAGATTGAAAACAAGCGAATGAAGGGCGAGGACGCGGACACGGTAAACGAAAAGATCAAGGCCGGATTCATGCAGTTCAAGGAAAGACTCTGATGGCCGTTGACCCCGTTGCAAACTTATATGTTCAACTCGGCATGGACGTTGCCCGCTTGCAGGGAGACGTACAGAAGGCCACGACGATCCTTGACGGTTTTCAGCGCAAGGTGGATCGGGGCTTTTCAACCCTCCTGAAAGGGGCCGGATGGACTGCGGCGTTCGCTGGCATCACGGGATTTCTGCACAAGGCCGTGCAGGAAGCGTCGGCGGCAGAGCAAGCCATTACACAGCTAAACACGTCCCTGGCGACACTCGGGACGCAGAGGGTCGGTGACATTAACCTCGTCAGCGCGGCGATTCAGCGCATGGCAAAACAGATTCAGCAGGCCACGGGCTTTGCTGACGAGGAAATCATGCGCGGGGCATCCCGTATGCTCACGGCGGGAATCGGGACGCAGGACTTGCAGCTGGCTACCGAGACGGCAACGAACCTTGCGCGGGCCTACGGGATGGAGCTTGAACCGGCCATGCAAATGGTGGTTCAGGCATATTGGGGGCAGCAGCGGGCCATTAAAAAAGTAGTTCCTGAAATGCAGGAGCTTCTTAAAGAGGGAATGCGCGGGACGGACGTACTCAAGCAGTTGAATGACACCCTCGGTCCCCAGGCGCAGGCGCAGGCCGAAACCTTCGCGGGCCAGCTTCGGCTTTTGAAAGTAGAAAGCGCCGAGTTTGCCGAATCGGTAGGCATGAAGCTCATCCCCGCGTTGACCAAGTTCTTTGCCATACTCAATGCAATTCGCAAGGGTGAGGGGTTGAAGGGCTATGAAGCGTTCAACGCTCTAGGCGATGTGTATGTGTCGCCTGAACAGGCGGCGGCATCAATCGCCGGAATGACCCCGTCACAGATCGAAAAGATGACCGGCGGGGCATCTTGGAATCATCCCCTGATGTACGGCAAGCCGGGCGTCAAGCCGAAGGTTGAGGGGAAAGAAACAAAGAGAGCCGAGGACAGGTACGT